GTCTAAATTATGCAATACAACCTGTAGTAGTGGGACCCCTTTTTACAAAAAGGGGTGATAGGGTCAAAAAAAGTTTGGATTTTTGGATTTGGTCTGGGACCCCTGACGCGTTAGCGCCAGGGGTGTTCATATGATGGCGTGGCGCGCCTGGCGCCACAACCTATAGTTGATGCATTTACTGCATACAACTATTAATCTAGTAATGTCATGTATGCGCTAGCATTCATCTTACCAAACTTATGTAAACCCTTTTGCACAGTTTTATAGTCCTCATCTATTTCTGCCTGTTTAATCATAATGTATAACTTATATTCTTCTGGAGTTAACATTGTTGATTGACCAGAAAAAGGGTTCGTTGTTTTAATTGTTCTTTCTGTCATAATATATATCCTACATTATCCTTTATGCGTTGTCAACCTCTTTTATTCTTGTTCTTGTAAAAGAATAATTGCCCCAATTACTTTGGATTGTTTCTTTTACAGGGTCCTCGATTGATGTTTCTAGCGCCTCGGTCCTTGGATATAACTGCACAAATTCTTCTATATGTTTTTTAATAAAATCATGCATACAAGTTTGGTCGCAAAAATATTTCCATATGGAATTGGCTCTATAATTATTCAATGCAATCTTAACTGTTCTTAAAACTTTAGAGCCTTTGACACCACGAACCCTTGTGGTTGTCGCTCGTTTATGGCAACTTGGACCATGGCACCAGACATAATCTGTCATTAGTGCCTTACTTTCCACGCAGTATTGGCAGTTCTATAACCATGTGCGTCTAGATCATAGTAAACATAATAAGGCACACCTTTTTTAGATGTTCCATATCTGCTTTTTTCGTCGTGCTTTCCTCGTCTTGTTATGTGCTTTTTGTGCTTGTTAGCCCAATAAGTTATATAAAATGTTTTAGTCATTTATGCCTTTCTGTTATGGGACTATCCTATATTATAGGATAGCCCCTGTCAAGTGTTAATTTACACTTTGTTGCATTTGTTTTCTTGCAATAGCGATTTTTTGATCTCTAGTTAAGACCTCCTTATCCTCCAAAAGACTAGCCAAATTTTCTGGGCTATAAATTGAAAGTGCCATTGAACTACTTTCGTTCATCATTGTTTCATTTAAAACAACTCCGACTTTATCTGCAAGTGCTTTTGCTTGATCGAATGTTCTATAAGATTTCAAACCTAATCTTAAAGTTTTCATTTTGCTCTCAACATAATTATACATTTGTTCATGTTCTTTAATTACATTGTCAGCACTAGCACGATACATCTTAAAAAATTCCAAAGTGTTTTCATCAACTTTGAATTGTCTTGAACGACAATAAGATGTTCCAATTACCCAAAGTTTAAAATCATTTTCCCATTTTGCAACAGGGGTAATTACAGATTTGTCATCATTTGATGATGAATTAAAACCCAAAAATTTATTTACTGCACTCTCATCATTATAATATTTTGGATTTCTTTTTGAGTAATCATTATCAATAGATAAATGAAAATCTGGGTTCAAACCTTTTGCTTTCATTTCATCACGATAATATGCTCTTGCAAAATTTCTACCCATGTCAAACCTTACATGAACTTCATCATCTGCTTGATACTCTTTACCATTGTCATCAACTTGAGTTATTGGCATTTGAACATTGAAACAATTATCATGGTATAACTCGCCACCACTAGAATTGTATTTAGAAATCATCTTTCTAATTGTATCAATATCCTCCTGTGGTTGATGAAACCTTACGACTTTATCAATAGCAACTTTTGCTTTCTCTCGCATAATGTCGTATTGTTCTTTTGCCTGTATCAATTTATCTTTTACTTTATCCTCGTAAAAAGATTGAAATTGATCTGCAATTACTTTTCGTTTTTCTGCGTTAAGTGTTATCTTTCTTTCTTTAGTCATGCTACCTCTTTCTGTATTTGTGTTTGTTCATACTTGACTAAAGTATAAATAACACTATCTTTTTTATTTATTAACTTATACCCTTGCAACATATCAGTCGCTTTGTCAATGTCATTTGTAAAATTACAAACTTCATAAATACTGTCAAAGCCTTTGAATGTTGTTTCTTTTATTATTAAGTACATAGTCATATTTTTTCCTTTCATATTAATTATTTTTAATTTATCACTTGACAATAGGATTGTCAAGTATTATATTGGATTAATTAATTTAATTTACTTGTTTAGACAATTAAATTAATGGGACAACTTCTGGTTGTGGTGTAAAGTAGATTGAAAGAGATCCAAACACACGCACAGCTAGAACTGATCCCTGATCCATTGGTGACGGTAAAGGCTATAGCACACTGACCTACCCAATGGATCTGGGATCAGCTGCAAGCGTCAAGCCTCAAGCTTGACAAATAAAGAATAAAGGATTATATAGGAGAAATGGATACTAAAACAGCATTAAAGATTATAGGCGGCAGCCTGAGCAAGCCTTCAAAGATGCCGGGCTGGTCAATTGGTTTACCTGCCAAAGAATGCAAGACAGGCGCAAAGCTTCAGAAGGTCCCGGGCAGCGTATGCTTCGACTGCTATGCATTAAAAGGCTGTTACGTCTTCAAGGTTGTTCAGGATGCACAGTATCGGAGGCTGGCCGCGATCAAGTCACCGCAATGGGTTGAAGCCATGGCGCACCTGATCAACAGTAAAAAGCCGGATGTATTTAGATGGCATGATTCAGGAGATGTCCAGGATCTGGATCATCTTAAAAAAATTTATGAAGTCTGCAGGTTAACACCTTCAAAGCGTCACTGGTTACCGACCCGTGAAGCATGGATCAAGGACCACCTGACAGACAAGCCCAACAATTTAGTCATACGATTTAGTGCGCCCATGGTTGACCAGCGGGCGCCTGCTTCGTGGCCTAACAGCTCAAGCGTCATCACCAAAGACCACCCATGGTTTGGTGCAACATCTAAAGCGTGTCCAGCTTCAGAACAAAACAATGAATGCAGAGACTGTCGAGCGTGTTGGGATCCTGAAATAAGAAATATTTCTTACTGGGCTCATTGACATGTGGAGACACCCAAAATATTATAAAGAATTACGTAAGCGTAATAAACTGGATCAGGCTATTAGTCATGCTAACTCAACGCGTGGGCCTAGCGACGTACGTCCTGATCCGGGCCCCAAGCAACAAGCTTCAAGCACCAAGCTCCGTGAGCAACAAGCGACAAGCGTCAAGCCCTGAGGCACAAGCTTCAAGCGCCAAGCCACAAGCAACAAGCTCGCGTACCTTGGACCCTGGAAAAAGTTTCAAGCACCTCTGATCAAGGCTCTCTACTAAGATAAAACTGTTCTGTGGATGCTTCACATGAAACGCAATTTGATGTGGAGAAAGACGAACTTTGTTACTCTTCGTAACTTTAAGCTCTACAGTGAAAAAGGTGCCATAATCATTATAGCCCAATAGATCAGGAGTACCGGAAAGACTAAGATTTTCAAGTCTAATCCACGATATTTCTGGTATAGATTTTTTAATTTTTGCATATAATTTTCGCTCGGGTTTCAAGGTAACTAATGCTTTCTAATTAGGTGTGTTAGGAGCGATAATTATCTTTTCTCTCGTAGGTTTGAATACAACACGAATAGCACTTTGTCCAATTATATTTGACTCTTGCACTTCAATTCTTTTTATCTCTTCAAGGTGTCCATTGACTTCCATAAAGATACGAGCGTTAGAAACTCCGTTTCCTCTTTTGCCATTAGTAAATTGGTCTAAGTATTCCTGTAGATGTTTAACAAACATTATTGACTTTATAGGATAGTTACCTTAAATTGTCAATCATGGGATTACCAAAAAGACTTACAGAAATGCAAATGAGATTCGCTGAGTATTATGTATATGGGGACGAAAATGGACCTATGACTAAAACAGAAGCAGCTATCAAAGCTGGATATAGCCCGAAGAGAGCTAGACAAGAAGGATCAGAACTAACAAATCCAAAACTATCTCCGCTTGTTGTTAAGTACATGGGAGAACTAAGAGAAGAAAGACTTAAAAAACATGAAGTAACTTATGAAGGCCACGTTGCAGAATTAGCAAGACTTAGAGAGGCCGCTTTAAAAAAAGGATCATTCTCTTCAGCAGTGAATGCGGAAGCAAACAGAGGAAAAGCAGCAGGACT